TTGTCGGTGATAGAAGTCCCCCAGGCTGAACCTGTGGAAAGTGGAATCCCTGCTCCGGGGTATACCATTGAATTTATTGTATCTGCTATCCAAGAAGAACCATTATAGACTAAAGAGTCTCCATCAGAAACTCCAGTAGTATCTACATCAGATAAATCAGTTAAACTTACTGAACCCACACCGTTTATAGTAACAACTGTTTTTCCCGTAGTCGGTGAATTTGTCGCCGCAACTCCATCACCAACAAAATCTAAAATGGGCTGTTGAGGGACAACTATACCCTCATCTTCGATAATATGCCCTTCTCCGGTCATTCCGTCCACATAGGTCTCCGATGAAAACAAAAGAGCCGGGATAGCCAACAACAGTATTAAAATTAGGGTTATTAGTTTCTTCATTTTTTAAGTTCGGCTTCTAGGGCTTTTAATTCAGCCTCAAGCCCATTATCCCTGATTAACTTTTCTACCTTAAGCCTTCTAATTTCGATTTCCCTGTCCATTGTTTCCTGTTCAGATATTTTTAACTCAAGCCTCTCCTGTGTTTCTTTAGCAGACTTAATCTCCAGATTAAGTTCTTCGTTCTTCTGTATATTTTCAGCGATACTTAATCTTAAACTTTCTTTCAACTTCTCAGCTTCCTTGAGTTCACCTTCTAATTTAATCTTTAATAAATCATTACTGGCTGATTTTTCTTTGACTATCCTGTTGAGTTCTTCCGACTTCTCTAAATTCTTGATAGCTGTTTTTTGCCTATCCTCAAGAAGCCTAAAGTTTTCCTGATAGCTTAATTTAATCTTATCCAACTCTTGCTTCTGCTTAATTAAATCTGATTGCTCGGATTTAAAATACTGCCGATCTTTAATTAAATCCCGTTTCTCTTGTTCAAGTTCAGCTCTTTGATTTTTGAGTTTCGAAGCCTCGGCTTTAATAATTTCTTTATCACCGCTTATCCCTGATTCTCTTTCACTTAAAGACTGCTCTTTTTCAATTAACTCTTTTTCCTTTAAGGACAAGTCCGCCTCTTTAGACAGATACTCGTTAAGTTTAGACTTATACTCGTTGCTTAATTCTGACACCTTTTTAGTAAGTAAAACCTTCTGATTCTTTAAATCCTCAATCTCTTTTCTTAACTTCTCTGCATTTTCTTGATAGCCGGAGATTATATCAATCAATCTTGAGGCTTCTTTCTGTAAATCGTTAAACTCTTTACGCTTATCCCGAATAGAAACCATTAACTCATCAAGGATAATCTCTTGGTTCTTCATTCTACATTTCGCTCCGCTTAATAGTTACATATGCTACGCCGGTTTCATTGGCATTTGTGCATTGGACTTTTACTTCATCGCCATCTTGAAAGTTACATTCACCTTGAGGACGGAAGACATAATCCTGACCACCGATTAAAACTTGCTTATGCAAAACCTGGTCATAGTTAGCACCGTGTTTTGAGTCCCTTGACACAGTAATTGTTTCCGTAATAGAGACTGAAAAATGAATAATCACTTCTTCAAGTTTAAATTTCCTGTTAGTTACAGAGGTATAAGACAATTCATCTGCTGATAAATCTTGAGAAGTGGTTAAATCTTGACGAAGAAAATGCGCTGTTTTCATAATCTCCCCTTAATTAGCGGTGTCATATCCTTCAATTCTTACTGCACCGTCAGAGTTACTTGCTCCGCCTGTGGCATAGACAGCAATCCAACCACCCCGAGGACATTTGATTGTAGGCAATGAATGGTAAGAATCGCTTAACTCATTACTTAAAATAATTGTGTCTACAACAATATAACTTGTCGTAGGGGCAAGGCATTTAGAATCATCGGGATAGAAACGCAATTCATAAGACACTGTTCCGGTTGTAGAAGTAACAGAGGCATACCAGCCAGTCAGATAACTGTCTTTCTCGCCATTGAAATGCTGAACAATGCCTGCTTCAAGGCTTCCGATCGGAATAGAGATAATAAAAGTATCTCCTGTTGCCCTGCGGATAGTTACGGCTCCGGTGCAGGCAATATCAAGGCTCGCTTGGTCTATATACCTAAAAGTATTCGTGCTTGTTACTGCGGTAGTCCCTGCGGTTGTATCAAGCGCTATTTCTTCTTTGATACGGTTTCCATTACTATCAATTCCCTCAATCGTTACCGTCTGGGTAATATCTGCGGCTTCGGCGCTTAAAATCTCAATATTATCTTCTGCCGCAAGCTGGGCGTAAGTTGTGTCTAATTCGGTAATAAGCTGGGCATCTGTATCAATGTCGTCATCAGAGGCGAAGACACTCCACCCTAAAATCTGATACGGCTTATCTCTTTCATACATTGCGTCCATTGCTAAAACTTGAAACGGAATTGCCAGTAAAACTAAAAACATTAAAAACTTTTTCATATATCCTCCTTTATTAAATTTATAAAATCATATAAGACACTTAACGATTAAGTAATTTAATATAAAGACATTAGAGTAAGGTGAGATTAATGCTCACCTTACTCTAACTTACACTACTAACTCAAAGTTGCTCCATTGTTATAAACGATATACCACTCCGTTCCATCAGAACATAGGATGAGCATATCTCCTGCATCTTCCAACAACGCTGCCGCTGTCGCTCCTGCGAAATCAGCGGTGATACTTGTTCCGGTTGTTTCTGCGTCAACAGCTAAAGTGATTATCTTCATCTGCCCGGCCATACCAGCGGCTAAAGATACCGCATCAGCGGCATCACCAGTAGCGTCAGAAGTAATCGCTGTGAATAATTTTGACACAGAAGCTACTCCAACACCAGGGTCAGCAGCACTTGTCGTAACCATTTCATAGCCCATAGAAACTGCACCAGCGGCTGTCGTGGTTCCGGTAATTCCAACATCACCATCTTCATCAACCGTAAAAAGAGCGGTATTTGAAGCCTGGGTTCCTTTTGCAACACCGAAGACTTGCTGGTCAGCAGTAGGAGTGCCACCAACCAAAAACTCAACCATCGGGTCAGTAGTAGCTGCCGCCGCTGTTCCGGCTGTAATAAAGAGGAGTTGATCATCCACTCCCTCGTCATACTGCACTAACCAGTCAGAGTTTGTGCCGAACACAAGGTCCATATCGTCAGCAATTTCAACATCTCCGGTCGTAGTAATTGCACCAACGTTTGACAATGTAAGATAGGTTGCCTGGCTTCCGGTAGCGTCATTCTGAAAGAACAATGAATTTGTTCCACCGTCAGAAACAATCTGCCAATCATCCCCATTATCCGCTGAAGCATCAGCAGACAATAGTAATACAGCGTCCTCGTTTGAGGTAGCAGCGGTATAGACATTGAAGATTGTCTGCGCATCATTAGAAGCAATTCGGACAGTATCGTCAGCCGGCACACTGAAGGTTTCATCTCCAATAATAAGGCTTGTAACCGTAGTAGCCCCAGAAGAAAGCGTCCCGGTAGTCGTCAAGTTCTCATTATCAAAGTCAATCGTTCCGCTTGCCGCTGTAATCTTACCATTGCACCCGACGAAGTTAATAAGCGGTTGATTCGTGGTCGTGCTGAACTGAATATAATCATCAGCGTCATTATTCAGCATTAAATCAACCGTTCCGTCAGTTGCGTCGGTAAGGGTAAAAATAACTCCACCGTCAGTTGAATCAACAACCCAATCATTACCGCTTGCAGTTAACGACAACGAATCGCTGTTCTCGGTCAATATAACAGCGTTATTCGTGCCACCGTCAATCTTCTGTCCATTCTCTAAAGTAATATCTCCAGTTCCGGCTGTGAATCCGGTAGCTGCGAAATCACCGCTTGAATGGGTAGCGATAAACTTGGTAGGGGCGGCATCCAAAGTCGTAGTCAGCCCATTACCTGTCCAGTTGCCATCTGTGCCAGCGGCAAAAGAGGTATACTCTGAACCTCCGATCCAGATAGAATCAGCGTAAATATTGTCTACTGCGTAAGACGCTGAACCTATGTCAGAAGAAGAATCGGTAATCGGGATTAAATCCCCTCCGCTTGTTATCTTCCAACTTCCATCATTATACTTATCAGTTCCTGCGTATGCCGAATGGGCAAGTAAGCCCACTACCAGCGTAAGCAACAGAACTTTAATCATATTTCTCATTATTTCCTCCTTGTTTAGTAAGGGCGGATTTCTCCGCCCTTACTAAAATTGTTCTGTTAAAGCCCGGTAGATCCGAACCCACATCTCCAATCGCTGGCTCCGCAGTCATTAAGCATACGACCCTTGAACCAATACCTCTCTAACTGCTCATCAATCCAGGCAGAGAAAGAAGGTTTGGCAGACCAGATGAGTTTTAACATCTTCATAGAAGGGAAGATGATAAACCAAGCTGTATCTGAACCACCCATATCAGCCGCCAGGTATCTCCACTCAACAGGAGTGTATTTACCGGCAAAACGGTTGATATTTCTTACGGTCGTATCCGGCTGTTCATTCGCCCTATCAGATAACAACCTTGCCACAACTCCTCTTAAAGCCGGAGCGTGAACCAATAGCGGAGATTCAGGCGTAGGAATCGGGATACCTGAAGGACTCATAAAGTTACCCGCTATCTGTGTTTCAGCCAACTCTAAGTTATCGTGAGATAAAGCACCACTTAAAAGGTTGTCATAAGTAGTTCCAGTTTCCTCGCTATTCTTAGGATGGCTATTGCTGAACAAATACTGTCCATCAGGGCAAGCAGTTGCGAAACCATTGATTAAGATACCAGCAGTATCTCTCTCAACCTTAGCTCTTGCGCCGATACCCATTGCCCTTGCTTCACCTTCTTTTTTCAGCAATGCGTATTCGTCCTGGTCAACCGCCTCAAAAGTAGCGTAAAACTTCTTCCAGAATTTAGTCTGGGTAAAAGTTTTCGGATAACCTAAAACAGGGGCGTCAACTCCACCGTCGGCATCTTCGTTAGCGTCAACCCATTCACCTAAACCGGACAAACCGTCTACTTTATATTCTTTGGTAGAGTCTTCAATAACATCAAAGACTTTAGGGTGAACTTGTGTTTCTTCGCCATATTCCTGAAGCATAAACTCATCATAAATAGGCGTATATAATTGTGCTACTTCGGCTCTTGTCATTGTGAAAATCCTCCATTTTTAATTAAATGCTAATTAGCTAACATACGCAAAATGACCTATGGCATAACCATAAGTATTTACCGCAACCGCTTCAGTAGAAACATCAATCTCATCAACAAAAAATCCAGGACCAGCGGCTATGGTCGTATCAGAGATGTCAATATCATCATTTGCCTCCAGGTCGCAAATACTACCAACAGCAGTCTGCGTAATTAAAGCATTAGCGGCAACAGGAACGATATATTGAGTTTTTATATCTACTGGATAATACTCAACGCTTAAATCTCCCGCTGAACCACCAGAGTTATCACAATCAGCGGCAGCAATGCCTAAAAATGTAGCGGCAAAAGCAGTTGTCGCATTAGTTGCGTAACCAGAACCGTTATCGTGTAAAGCATCACCTTTTACAATCGCAACCGCATCAGCTAACATATACCTGCGTGCCGGCGGCTCGCTCAAGGGAATAAACCCATTAGCGAAATATCTATTAACTTTGCTCATCTTGAATTACCTCCATTAATATTGTGTTAGGTCTAACTTTATTTTGTTAGGGACTTTATTTTTCTTTCCCTTATGTTCCCAACCCCTGCTGCGAACATTCAAACCGGCTGTCTGGGTTACTCCGTCTCCGTGTTGACCGACAGTAGTCCCAGCGTATTTTCCGGTTATTGTTACATCCACATCACATTCAGGGCAAGGTATAGGCGGTTCTTCTGTTTTTAAGTAAAAGATTTTTTCTTTACAGTTTCCGCAGATATAAAATGTCTGCTCATCACCTTTTACCCGTTTCATTAGACACCTGCTCCTACTATTTTTGCCCTGCGATCTTTAGCCTTTTTAAGGGCTTCTGGAGAAATCCCAGCTCTTTTTGCTAAAGCTTCCTGCTTGAGTTCAAACTCTGATTTCTTCTCTTCCGTTTTCTTTTCAGGTAAACGGGAAGAACCAAGAGTCTCATCAAGATTTTTCAGCCTTTCAATTTCAGCTTCTTTAGCCTCAAGTTCAGCCTGGAGTTTTTCAATCTCGCTTTTTTCGGTGGATTCTTCTTCCTTTTTAGAGGTTTTAGCTTCAAGGCGTTTTTCCATTTCTTTAGCTACGAGTTCCGGACCGTTAGTCTTTGAAAGATACATTTCAGGATTTTCCTTGACTATCTCTGAACAGATACGATACTTTTCATTCTCTTTGCAAAGTATGTCGTGGATTTCCTTATCTTCCTTTCCCTGGTCCCGTAACTCTTTTTCACGTGTTGAAGTATTTAGATCCGGATGTTTAGCCAAAACCTTTACATCCGATTCTTTTTGCCTGGCAGTAAACTCTTTCAGTAACTTTTCACGCTTGGTATTATTCATATCTCCTAAGCGTTCACGAGACCTGCGCAAACTACGCTCTGTCATCCATTCAGAAGCGGAAACCACATCCTCTAAGAGCCATTCCTCAAGTTCTTCTTTAGACATCTCCCTGCGTTCTTCTTTCGGCAGTTCCTTGTCGTCTTCAAGATACTTCTGAAGCCTTTCAGCTTCTTTTTTCTTGAGTAACTTCTGCTCTTCGGGAATATTCTTCTCGGCCTCGACCTTAGCCTGTTCCTTTTTAAGAGTTTCAATGCCTTTCTGCAAATCAGCTAATTCCTGTTTCATCTTCTCTGACTGCTGTTTGACATCTTCAAGCTCTTTTTTCTGGGAAACAAGTTTGTCAATTTCAGCTTGGAGTTCAGCTTTACGCTTGTTTACTTTGTCCTCGTTAAGTTCTTTAGGTTTCTTCTCAAGCAATTCCTTCTTGCGTGCTTTTTCCTCTTCGCTTAACTCTTCCTCTTTTTTGGTAAGAAGATCCTCATCCTTTTTAGCTTTCTCTTCGGCTTCTTTCAGGATTTTGGATTTCTCATCTTCGGTCTTTTCTTTTTCGGGGGACGATTCCGGGGCTGCGCCTTTTGATTCAGCCTGTTTCTTTTCATCCAAATTTAGTTTTTCTTCTTTATCCTTTTTATCGGCGTTGATTTTATCCATTGCTGTCTTGGCTATCTGTTCCGGTGTAAGTTTTTCCATTTTAATCCTCCATATCCACTTATTCTCAAAGGCGAATAAGAGAAGCCTGTAAATAAAAAAAGGCGTAACCAACAGTATTCTTACTGTCAGCTACGCCTTCGGATATTCCGGTGGTGCGTTAGTCTATCTCTATTGCAACTTCCTTCTTAACCTTGCTTGATAAATTTCCTTTATGGAAATCTAAAACTATCCTACCCGTAAACCCCTCACTGCACAATTCAGCTAAAAACTGCACAAGGGTTTGTAATGTCATTTCTCAATCTTCAAAGGTTTCTTCTTGCTTTCAGCCTTATCTTCGGCTTTTAGTTCAGCTTCCCTCTCTTTGAGCTTAAGTTTTATTTCTTTAGCCTTGCGCTGTTTCTCAACAAACTCCGCTTTTGACAAATGGAGATTTTCCTTATCATCAGGGACAATCTCTTTAGGTGTCGGATCTTTCTTTTTGCTTGTAATTCCACTAGCCATTTATTGCTCCTTTCTTTAACTGTTCAAGCCGGGCTTTAATAAGCCGGAAAATTTTATCTGCGTCCTTTAATCTCTGTAAAGCTCCGTAAGCATTGATTAAATCCTGTTTCTCAACGAAATTATTCACCTCCTCTTGTAAGTATTGTTTATGTTGACCAATAACCTTAAGAGCAGAAAACCACTCCGGGCTTCCTACTATCTTAATTAAGTTATCTAACTCCTTCAATTCAGACGGTTCCCTGTCCTGGTATTTCTTCACCTTCTACTCCTTGCTGTTGGCCAGAATCCGGTAAAATAGACCCAGGTTGATCCATTGGTGCCCCTGGTGCGTTACCTGCTCCAGGTTGAGCCATTCCACCCTGTGCAGGCATATTCCCCTGTTGAGACATAATCATACTCTGGGCTATTTTATTAGCCAGCATTTCCTTCTGAACATTAGCGATAAACTTTAACTTATTGACCTCGGTCTTAAATAAATGAGCGTCAAAGTTCGGCCTGTATTCTTCTGCTAATTCGTGATACTTTTCTTCCTTCTGTTTTAAATGTCCGGTTAAGTGCTGAATAGAAAGAGCGGTCTCTCCTTCCGGAGGGTCGAAGTCATCTCCTCTCATAAACCTTTCCCATTCAGTATCTATTTCAGCTAAGTCTCCGTCTTTGCCTTTAGGTTCAGCCCCTAACCAACGCTTAATTTCTGTATCAGAAAGACCTAAGACTTCTTTAATCGTATCTGATACTAAGTTATAATTCCCTTTCGGATTGACTTGAGGATTAGCCCAGATAGTATTCTGAACATTACCAAACGCCCAGAGAGCTAATTGTTTCTTATAGGCTTTAGATCCGGAAACTGTATCCGGCGTCATCTGGACTTCGGACTCGCCTCTTAAAGTCTCTACTGAAAGATTCTGAAACAAAGGCTTGCCGTCAGATCCAAGCAATTTCTCCCCTAAATTCGGAGGAGCCCAATCCTGATACATCTGGAATAACATTGAAAGAGCCTCGGCAATATCACCCTGAATACGAGAAACCCACAATCCGAATCGTGTATCAGAGTTCTGGTCTATTAACATGCTCTGCGTAGCTGTTTTAGACTGATTTCCTCTTGTAGAGAAATAGCTTGCCGCGCCAGTCAATCTTTCAAGGACTTCTAATAATATCCTAATATCACTTTCAGCCCAAGCCATAGAACGGCTAAGATTAGGGATATTTACTCCGCTTGGGTCATCTGTCGGATACAGGACCATAGGCTCCAATTCATACTTCTGCTTAGTGTGCTCTTCATCCGGCTTGAAGAAACCAAAAGGACAGTTATTAACGAATTGAAAATCCGACTTCTGATTGAATACATTATTAAAAGCGTTAACAATAGGAGCAATTAAGGTCATCAAAGACTTGCCCCTTAATATACCAGGCTTTCTGATTAATGCACCACCAACAAAAGGATATTTTCCTGCCCGGGTAATCTTGCGTAAAGGCTTGCCTGCTAGTAAAACCTTGCGGACAGGGTCAACGGTAAACCTGTATTTTTCTTTTCTCTTGCCTATCTTGTATTCTCCATACCATTCATAGACACTTACAGGAACATTGCGTGAATCTAAATCTTCCATAGCGTCAGAAGAAGTTATCCCAAGTTCTTTTAGCTTTTCTTCGCTAAGAGAACTCTTTAAGTCCTCATAAGATACATTCTTTAAGGCCTTCTTGTAGTTCTCATCAATATTCTTGTATATGCCACGTTCTCCGGCATTGATTACGTCTTGTCCGTTAAAATGCAATACGTGAATGAAGGAAGGAAGTTTCTGAATATCCTTTCCGTATGCCGGTAATAACATATCATCAATATCAGATATGTTTTCTAAAACACCTTTTTCAAACCTTACATACTCTGTCTTGAGTTCAAACCGGACGGTCTTACCATTCTTCTTAACCGGAATACGCCTGTCAATCCATTCATACCATACTTCCCAACGGACTTTAAAATAAGAAGTTCCCAAGACAATACGGTTATGAATAAAGTCATCAACCTCCGGCAAGACATTACAGTGCTGTTTTCCTACGATTACTTTTAAGAATTTCTCCTGATTGTTTTTATTACCTGTTGCGTCAAGTTCAATAGCTTGGAAGTGAATAGTCTCCGGTGTCCAGGTGGTAGCCAGAAGAGTAGCCTGATAAGCGTCAGCCACAGCTGGAGCAAGTCCTAAATTACGATCGGACATCCAGTCCTTCTTATTCAAGTTTTCAAGTTCAGAAGGTTTCGCCATATCGTAGTGCTTAAGGTCAAGTTCTTTCTGGGCTGTCCATTCCTTCTGCGCAGATTTATAGCTGTCAGCATCCTTGCAGACCATATCAACTATTTTCTTGGAGATTTCAGGAGAAAAAATATCAGAAGAGATTTCCGGCTCTATCCGGGGAACTTCTTTGTCTTGAGAATTAGTCGGATTCTTCTTGTCTTTAGGCATTAACTTATTCCTTCTTTTTTAATCCTATCTCCAATTTCTTTTCCTTTAACACGAGCCTTATCTATTTTCTCATCGCTGTCATTAATCATAACAGAGATTACCTCAAAACCACAAGAATTTCTGGTTTTATCTCCTTTATGAATATCTTCCGAGTTTTTTATTACTTTGGCTATAAGTTCCTTGCCAACTGGAATTTTCATTAACTCCTCTGGTGCGTTATCATAAATACTAAAAGAAGGATAGCTATCTTTTGCAGGACTTTCTATTGCCATTGTTCCCTTATTTTTCTCTGCCGGCTTCTTTAAACTAATTTCTTTCACGATACACCCTCCTTCTTTATCCTCTTAGCCAAACCTTCAGCCTGTTTTTTAATAAATACTATTCTTGGATTTTCGGTCGCTATACAATTACGCTTAAACTCTCTATGGGAAAGTATAGGCTTCTTGGGTATTTTAGGCACGCTTTCTCCTTTTAATTTTTGTTCCGTATTTCTTAGCCCACTTCTTGGCTATCTCCGGTTCGTGGATAAATAAATATGCTCTCTGCTTCTTGCTTTTAAAAGGCATTACCTTCTCCTTGCGAAATGAAGCATAGAGCCTTTAGCCGGGATAACCTTACTCTTCTGTTCGGCTATAATACTGTAAATAGCGTTATCAATCTGCATATCAATGTCGTATTTCATAACTTTCAATTCATTAAGCGACATTGCGCCCATTAAGAAAGCCATCCCCTTAGAAGTTCTTTTGACAGCAAAAGCCAACTCCGAATGTTCAGTAAAGCTTGTGGGGTCTTTAGTATAGCGTTCTAATCTTTCCTGCGCTAACTGTTCGGGTGTTTTCTCTGGTTCAAGTTTTCCGTTATCGCCTGACATTAATCCTCCTTAGTAAACTTTTTCACCTTCGGGAATAAATTCTTTCACAGTTACAAAATGAGGATTGCTCATCCAGTAATACCTGTCTAAGTCATTGTAATCTTTAAATTTCTCCTGCACCCCGACTTTGTCTTTTACATCCCCATCCGCTGTGGTGATGTCTTTTCGGGAATATCGGGATAAATGCTTGATTGAATTAATACAGTTATCGGTAATAAAATACTTTGGTTGCACTACAATCTCGTTATCTTTCATTTCGTAATGCAAGACTTCCCTGACTTTTAAGTGTCCAGCTTCAAGGCTATCAAGCCCATCCTGGAATTTTAACCCACGCTTGGCAAGTTCTTCTTTGGGCGTAGTATGCGCCTTGTCATCAGTTCGCTCGGCTATTCTAATCGTCTTATTCCCGAAGTTAGGGTCGATGATACGCTTAAACACTTCCTTGCCATAAATATCATACAGGGCTTCTTCTTTCTGCTTGATGATGTTTACATACTCATCATAGGTCTTATCATCTGAAATCATCTCGTTGAAATCACGATTAGGATATTCGTCTATGCAATAGGAAGTTCCGGTCTTATGTAATATTATCCACTTCATAGCCCAGGGCTTGCGATCGTGAGGGTCTAAGATGTGGTAAATCTGAATATTCTCTAAAGGTGCCTGCTCAAATGGTATAACGTGAATTCTCTTGTTAAATGAGGGATAAATCTTTCCGGAAAGGTTAACTGGTATACCGTGCATACGAGCCTTAATCTCATCCCGGGTCATTAACTTGACTTCTTCACATAACCTATTCTGGTCTATGTATGGGTTATCGATACTCCAAAGCATATAGAATTTAACCCCGTTCTTTTCAGCCTTTACCGGAAGTTCGATATTCAAAAAAGGACTTAACCTATTCTCTATTACATCGCAATCTTCAAATATGTCAGCGATGAAGTCGGTTACTCCTTTAGTTGAAGTCATTGAGATAATCATTTCTCCGTTGCGGTCAATAAGCCTCATTCGCTGTTCTTTGTAGATGTCATAAGGTGGCTCTTCATCGTTTATAATCAAGTCAACATCATCCTGGGCGAATGACTGGACACCCTGGTCATAACTACGGAAGATTATCAAAGAACCGTTTTTAAATTTTAGCTTGCGATTAGTAAAACCGTTAATATCATCATAGTTTCCATAAGCTATCTGATTTTTAGGGACTAACGCCCAGACCTTGCGCTGCAAGATATTAACACTATCGCTAAAAGTTTCAGAACAAAGCCAGATACGCTGTTTAGACTTGGTGAGAGCTTTCTTTATTCCGTATTCAGCTACTTCTTCGGTCTTGCCGGCCCTGTTTGCTCCGAACAAGACTTTAGTCTTCGCTAGGTCATTATGAAACTCTTCCTGTAAACTCGGAGAAGGAAGATGTTTGTAAAACGCTAACGGATTAACTCTGCGCCTATGCTCTATTTCAGCGCAAAGCAATCTTAATTCTGCTTCTTCCTCTTTACTAAGATTGAGTGGGTTTTCCAATAAGGGCATTGAGCTTACCAATTATTTCAGTTACGGGAATTCCAGCATATTTTTCAATCAAATGTTCTGGTATTGTATGTTCCATTTTACTCGGCAGGTGTTTAGTATAAATCGCCAAAGCTATATCCGCTTTTTTTGATTCAGATATTTTCTTAGAATTTAATGCGCGAGTTAAAGTAAAATAAGATAAAGTAAATAATTTATTTGTATCTACTTCAACTTTTAATGATTTTCTACCCCTCTGCGCCATTTAATTCCTTGTAAGTTTAATCAAGACAAGTTTTTATGTTAATTCCAATATCCCATTTTGTCTTTTTTTTCTGTTTATGTTAGGCAAGACCGCACCTAAAGCCTTTTATTTTATATATGATATGTTTGCGCTTGTGCGGCTTGCCCAATTAAAGTATGCACTATAATTTAACAAAGTAAACTTTTATTTTTTATTTTTTTATAAGCTCTCTGTATCACCCTATTTACCTCCTGCCTGCTTATTCTTCTTCCATCAAGCCTTGCGATCTCTTCATCGCTTTTGTGATTATAAAATCTCCATATCAAGTAATTCATTTCCCTTATGGATAACGGATATTGTAAGAGCCGGCAATATAATTCCCAAAACTCTATCTGTCTTTCGTCCATAAATAAATAGCCCCAAGGCGTATGGAGATACTATCTACCATAACTTAATACCTTGAGGCCGCAAGACTATCTTGTAGGCTGAATTTATTCTATCTCAACAAATCTTAACAATCTTCCCCTTCTCCAACTCCGTGATATGTGCCAGCTTGCTTTGATGAACCACTACTCGGATTAAATATTCCGCATTAGGTTCTTCCCTCTCTTTCCTGCGAAGATATTCTATAAAAGACAATTCTTTTTCAGTAAGCGTCATAAGTTTATTTTAGCTAAAACGCTATTACCTCTTAATCTTAAATATTCCTGATCCTGATAATAAAATCTTTTTCCTTCGTGCCTTTCCCAGATTACTTTATCACCAGCCAATAAAGGCTCACCATTAAAAGTCTGTGCCTTATAATCTCTACCCACCGCCTCTACTATCCCATAGATAAAACCATGATAAAGCTGAAACTCTCCGTGTCCAGAATTTTTACCGAACCTTGAGGCTTCCGGGATTATAAGATTACCTATTGTAGATTGATATATAGGCTTGATAATTACAAAGTCTTTTACGGATTTAAACATCATTCTCCTTTCTTATCCCTCCAAAATTAACCACAATCCAATCATCCCTCTAATCACTCTCCCCACCTGCCAGAGAAACTGCTTGTCTTGAGGAAAGATAAGGCTGGTTATGGCGTCTATGATTAGAATTAAGCCGAAAAGTTTGCGCTAGGATACTATCAATAGCCTCTGCAATAAACTTTCCTTGATTGTAAGTAGGCATTACTATGGTTATCATAACTTATCCTCCTCTCTCAAACTCTCGCTCATTTGACCTCCCGTGTTTTTACTTTTTCTCCGGCGATTTAATAATCTTTAAAACCAGGGAATACTTCTTCAATTATATCTGCAACTTCTCCGTTAAAAGTTCCTTGTTCTCCATCTCCACCGATTTTCTCATCAAACTTTTTAATTTCTTCAAGCACATCTCTCAACCTACTCTTTGCGTGTTGTAATGCGGAATAATTCTCTGCTTCGCTCATTTGATTTTCCTTTCTTGTTGGGGAGAATTATATTCTTCCCTTTCCCCAAACTGTGCTATCTTCAATAATAATTCTCAAAGGGTAATGTCCTTTATGCCACTCTACTTGGTCAACTTTTTGTTTCTGAAAGGGTTTTCTTTTTCTGTAAATAGTCAGTCGTATTCTTTCCACATCTTCTCCACAAACTACACTATCCCTAAATCCCTTAATCGTTTCTTCTTTCTTCACGCTCATTTGATTTTCCTTTCCTGTTGGGGAGAAATACATTTTATATGCGTAGTTAAGACTTTAAGGCTTTTGTTAAACTTATCCCTATCTCCCCTTACTGCAAGGCAACGCAAGACCTTAACATCATCTTCCAGTTGATAGGTCATTGCTTCAAAAGTATTCTTAGGATTTAATTTACTCACTTAGCCTCCTTAGTTAATGACTTTACGTAAACATTTTTTACATCTTCCATTTTTAATTTCAGCGTGCTTACACTCTGAACCGTAGCGTTGTTTTCCAATTTTTAAAGCCAATTCATATTCTTGTTTTTCCTCGTTAGTCATTCCCCCTCCCGCTCTGTGTCAGGTTATTCATTTACAACCTCCTTGATTTAATCTTCACTTCCGAAATCTGGTTTAATTCTTGACGGAGTTATTATCCAATCAAATTCGTGTCCTTCTGGGCATTGATGTTTATAACCAGGTTCACAATCTCCACATAGATTTCCTAAGCTGTTTACCACTTCATCTGGGATCATTGTCATTTTAGTCCTCCCCTATCCATAATTTTTGTCCACTTATAACATTAGCAAGTAATAGTAATACCCAGGCAATAGCTATAAGGGGACTTACCAATACAAGCCTCATCCATTTTATTAAACTGCTTTTCATCTCACCTCTCCTATCTCGGTTAAAGTTTTTATTTTTTGTTGATAATAAATTATCTTTTCTTCGAGTTCTTCGGCAGTCCACTGCTTAATCTCGTTCTTCTTCCTGTTCAATTCTTCCAAAATACCCTGTCCATATTTCTTCTGCAAGTTAATAGCAAAAATATCTTTCCGTCCTTCGGCGTATCTGTTACAACTATGACACTGCGGCGCACAATTCTTTTCCTCAAATCTCGTTGACATACATTCCCTGCCGACATAATGCCCACAATCAGCCTGGTGGAAGGTGATAAACGCCCCACAAGTAAAACAGCGGATATATCCTTGAGGTGTAAGAGCAGACCGGCGAATGTATTCTGAAAATACCCTGTCGAGCTTCTTAATCAGCTTATTGACCGGAGTATATTTAGTCTTTAATAACCACCCCGCCTTGACTATATTTATAGTCTTCTTTGAGTGTTTAGGGGTTAACATTTAGTCCTTTCGGTAAATCTTCAAGCTTGTAATAAATTGGGATATTTAATTCTTTTGCCCTTTTTATCTCTGCCAATGTTCCTTTAGAGGTTTCGTAGTTAGGCAAGACTAAGACGCACTCAGATACTTCAAGCCACGCCATAGAGTAGCGGTAGTAATGCTCGACTACTAAATCCTTACAGAAGAATTGAAACTGATAATCTAACCAGGGGCAAAAACAAGCGTGTCCAAGTTTTAAGACTTCCACACTCATCTTTATTCCTTCGTGGATATTGTTTAAGCAACCGATTATGTTACTGTCTGAATATTTACCTGCCACATAAACTCTCATACGAATAACTCCTTAGATTAATTTAATCTCGCTCATTGCTTACCCCTAAATACCACAATCGCACTTGGAAATGGAGCGGAGTTTTTACTATCCCCGAATTTTAACCTACCCTTAATAAACCGAATCTCAGTTTCCACCGTAGAGTGATTATCTTTACTTATTTTTAAATTCCTTAGTAATTGATAAAATTCCTCTCTTTTTAATAATAAATCTTTATCAACTAAAGATCTGCCTGATCGTCCTTTCGGTAACAAAGAAAACTGTAATGCTTCAAAAATCTCGTGTTTTTTAGTTACCGAATATCTATATATTTTTTTCAATACATCAACAGCATCATCACTTCGGCAAGTCCAAGATAAAGCATCTTTCCATTTTGGATTATCCTTTTTATATTCGGTAAGGTGTCCACAATTAAATATTTCTTTTAGTTTTAATACTGTTTCTCTGTCTGTCATAGTTACCTTCAAACCCAAACTATGAATAACCGATTTATGCTTACTTATGGCAGAGGGATTATCTTTTTTAATAAAAATACAACCCTCTCCATCAATCAACCCTGCTGACCAAGCCATATAATCATTTTCATAATTCCCATTAAAGGGTAATATAAACTCATTAAACCACCTTGTGTCGGTTCTTGCAGGAATTAAGGCAACTATTAATTTACCTTTTAAACATTCAGTAAAACACTTTTTAATCCAACCATATATTTCACGCCCATAAGGAGGATTCACGAAGTTCCTCTCTTTCCACTCAATATTCAAACCATCAATATTATCGGGATTATGTAGCGGGCAAGGATCAAAGTCAAAGTTAAACTCTTTATTCAACTCATCATAAAGCCATTTCGGAGTAGCCCAGTGCGGACTTAAACTTGTCATTAATCCTTTAAACTTCTTCACTCCCCCACCACCCTTTCCAATGTTCTGATTATGCTATGGACTTCTTTGTTGAAATCAACTTGGTCGAATGTCCTGTCCTGCGCCAGAGAAGTTAAGGGACTAAGTAATACCTCAAGACATTCGTGTAAAGCTGTTTCTTTTATCTGTTGTTCCAGATTATCAAACGGTT